AAGGAAGACCTATCTCACCAGATAGAGGACCTGAAGTTCTTTCTCAAACCAAAAAGGATGCAAACAATAAAGATGTTCTTCCTAATGGAAATATCATAATCAAGACAGCCAATCACTTTGTCATCATTAATAGTGACAGACCTGAAAAGGCTTTGATGGCTATGAAGTCTACTCAATTAAAAGTGAGCAGACAATGGAACTCCAACATTAAAAATGAATTTGAGCTATTAGAGGGCAAGACTTATCCTGCCCCGGCTTTTTCTCGAATTTATAGTTTAAAATCTGTGGAAATCACAGGCAACTTTACATGGTATGGTTACTCTGTAAAACTACTCAAAAAAGTTGAGAACACTGCGCTTTATCAAATAGCTAAAGAATTTTATTCTTCTTTAAAAGCTAGTGATGCTAAGAGTTTGGCGGCGAAAGAAGACACAAACTTTTAATTTTCTCTTGAGGGAAAATAGGGGCGGTAGAGGGAGACTGAAGCCGCCCCACTTAAGGGAACATTATGGTAGATGAATTTGTAAAACTATTTACAGGACTAACTGAAAACTTTGGCAAAGCTGATATGGCTACTGCTAAAGTGGATCCCGATACCAACAAATTAAAGCCCGTTTATCAATGGGCAAAAGAATCCGTTACTCCTTTTCATTACAAACAACATTTAGATGGAAGAATTTCTATAGGAATTCAACCTTGTACCCCAAACGCTACCGCTATTTTTGGATGCATTGATATTGATCCAGATAATTATGCAGATTATGAACGAGAAACTTATTTAAAACGTATTCAAGAGCACCATCTTCCACTTATTCCGATTAGATCTAAAAGTGGAGGTCTTCATTGTTTCATTTTTTTAACTGAATATATGTCTGCCAGAGACTTAAGAAATGCTCTACAGACTTTTTTATATCCTTTAAAACTAGGGACCGATACAGAAAGATTTCCTAAACAATATCACTTAGAAAAAGATTCCAACGGAGCTCTTCGACCAGGAAACTTTATTAATCTTCCCTATTTTAATTATAAGACTACTGAACGTTATGCCATAGGCAAAGACAATAAGCCTCTTACACTCGAAGAATTTATTAATGTAGCTAAATCTAATAAAATTACGCCAAAGGATTTAAAAAAATTAGTAACAGCAGCTGATGACCGTATGCTTGAAGGAGGAGATCCAGAATTTCTTGATGGACCCCCTTGTCTTCAAATATTATCCCAGCCTCCTAAATTATTAGATAAAAAAGATCGTTTTCTTTATAACTATGCTGTTTTTGCAAAGAAAAAATATGGAGATCAATGGGAAAATAAAGTTGTTTCAGCCAATGAAAAATATCTTTCTCCTCCCATGGATAAGACTGTAGTAGACTCTAAAATAAGTTCATGGAAAAAAAGTATTGCAGGACATAAATGTCATGAAGAACCAATTCATGGTGTATGTAAAAGACATATTTGCATAAAAAGAAAATTTGGAATCCTCACGGATCCCAACACAGAATTTCCAGTTATCACTGGTTTAACATTACTTAAATACAAAAAAGCAACCCAATTTAGATTTAATGTGCAAAAACAAGACGGAGGAACCAGAGAATGCACTGCTAAAAATCGCAAGGAATTCTGTACTCAAACAGACCTTTTAAATTTAATTTATGAAGTAGTAAGGTTTAAAGCAAACAAGATTAAAGAACCTGAATTCACTCGTCTACAAAATATATGGATGAAAGACGCCGTAGAACAAGAGCCATCCATCACAACTGTAACTCAATTGCACGACGCTCTCTACGATTTTTGTTACAATGGTCCTCAGGCAAGAAAAAGAGTTCAAGTAAGAAATGGGGCTTGTTTTACAGACGGCGGATACCATCATTTTAAATGGCCGTCTTTTTGGAGACGTCTTCAAAAGCATAAATGGCCGGAAGCAGAGGATGAAACATCAGATTTGGTTAAAAAATATTTTAATGCAGAATTTGATTATTCTCTTAATGATCTTGAAGGAAAAACTAATTCTACAATTAAATGTGTTAAAATTCCTCAACTTCAAATTGAGCTACTCACATATAAAACCGTTGAAAGAGAAGAAAATGAAAACTTTTAAATTATATGGACCTCCAGGAACTGGAAAAACTTACAGTCTTTTAAGAAGAGTAAAAAAATACCTGGCGATAGGAGTTCCTCCAGCACGCATAGGTTATTTTGCTTTTACTCGTAACGCTGCTTATAAGGAAGCTCGTGACCCTCTTCTAGAAGAAATGCCTTCTCTCCAGAAAAAAGATTTAAAATATTTTCAAACTCTACATTCTTTTGCTTTCCAACGGCTAGGACTTAAGAAAGAAAATGTAATGCAGGAAGAACATTTTAGAGCAATTGGAGAAAGTATAGGAGTTGAAATTGAATATGCTTCTTATGAAAAAGATTCCTTCAATGGAATTTTTACCTCAGAGAGTGAATACCTAAATATTGTTAATCTAGCCAAAGTTAAAGGAATCACTCCGCTAGAACAATTTGATTTAAACGAACATTTAGGGGAAATAGAAAGAACTAAAGTAGACATTATTTCTCAAGAAATAGAATCTTATAAAAAGCACCATGATCTTATTGATTTTACTGATATGCTAAAACTATTTTTAAATAAAAAAGCTAAAGAGGGAAATCCCATAGATCTTTGTCCTGACTTTGATGTTGTATTTATTGATGAAGCCCAGGATCTTTCTAAAATTCAATGGAAAGTAGTTAAACGTTTACAAAAGCACTGTAAATACATGTATCTGGCAGGCGATGATGATCAAGCCATTTTTGGATGGGCTGGAGCCGATGTTAAATCTTTTATGGATTTTGAATCAAAAGAAAAGTATTTAAGACAATCAAGGAGACTTCCTGAAAAAATTCAAAAAAAGGCTCTCGAGGTTATTGAACGTATTCAACTGGGTCGTAAAAAAAAATCATACCATTCTAAGAATGAAGAAGGGAACATCATACCTCAGGATTCATTAGAAGAAATAAATATGCGAAAAGGAAAATGGCTCATTTTAGCTAGAACCAATTCACTATTAGATACAATTTTTCCTTTGTTAAAAGACTATGGATACTATTTCAGTTCTTCTCAAGGAAATAGTTTAAGTGCTAGCCTTTATCGAGACATTCTTGACTGGGAACGATGGATTAAAGGAGAACCTTTAAATCTCATCCAGGCCCAACGTATCTGTGAGACAAGGATAGGGATAGATTTTAAAGAAAAGGAAAATAGACCCTTCTATATAAAAGAATTATTGACTAAATATAATTTAGGTTTAATTACTTGGTATAAAGCATTTTCTCAAGTTTCTGCTGATAAATGTACTTACATTAGATCAATGTTGATCAATGGAGAAAAATTATCAGAGGAGCCAAGAATTAGAGTATTAACTATTCATGGAGCCAAAGGAGGAGAAGAGGATAATGTCGTTTTATTTCAAGATCAAACGGTTAATACCCTAGAGGCACTTGATAGGTCCCTAGCAAAATATGATGAAGAACAACGTGTTTGGTACGTAGGAATAACACGAACTAAACATAACTTATATTTGATCAAAGGTAAAAACGATCGAAAGGAATTTATTATATGAAAAATATTACAACCATTACAATCATTTGTCTTTATACATTTGCATTTGGTTTACTATTATTAGAAATTATATGATCAATATTAAAAGTGAATTTATTTTATTAACACTTATGACATTTTTTTTTGGAATTAAAATTTATTTTACATTTATATGAGCGAATACGACAAACAAATTGGTGGAGATCATTATAAAAAAATGAAAATTCAGCCAAGCAAATTTGTAATCGAAAATAAATTGCTCTTTGCTGAAGGAAATGTTATTAAATATATCTGCAGACATCCTTATAAAGGAGGAAAGGAAGACTTGGAAAAAGCTAAACATTTTATAGATATGATTATTGAAAGAGATTATTCAATGGTGCCTATGACCGAAGAAGAAGAATATCGGAATGCAGGCATTACAAAAGAAGAAGCAGAAAAAGATCATTCGTGAAAAATTTAATTTTCAAACCTGAAACAGAATGGGTAAAACCAACAGAGTTTCCCGATCTTACCGATCACCAAGAAATAGCAATTGATTTAGAGACTCGGGATCCTGATTTAAAATCTAAAGGATCAGGTTCTGTAATTAAAAATGGAAAAGTTGTAGGTATCTCTGTAGCAACCGATGGCTTTGTAGGCTACTTTCCTTTTGATCATGAAGGAGGAGACAACCTCGCTTCTGCAGATAAAATTTTTCACAATGCCATGTACGATGTCTGCTGGATTCGATCCATGGGAATAAAAATAAATGGAAATATTTATGACACCATGATTGCAGCCTCCCTTGTAAATGAAAATAGATTCCGTTATGATTTAAATAGTTTAGGAAGAGAATATATTGGTCAAGGAAAAGATGAAACCGCTTTACAAAATGCTGCTAAAGAATGGGGAATAGACCCTAAATCAGAGCTATGGAAACTTCCTGCCATGTATGTGGGAACATATGCGGAGAAAGATGCTGAACTTACTTATTATTTATGGCAAGAACTAAAACAGGAAATTGCCAACCAGGATCTAGGAGCTATCTTTGAATTAGAATCTAATCTTTTTCCTTGTTTGGTTGATATGAAATTTCTTGGAGTGAGAGTGGACGTTCAAAGAGCTCACAAACTGAAACAACAATTAGCATCAGAAGAAAAGCAATTCCTCCTAGAAGTAAAAAAAGAAACAGGCATAGATGCCCAAATATGGGCAGCACGATCGATTGCCACAATTTTTGACAAACTAAAATTACCCTATGAAAGAACTTTAAAAACAAATGCACCCTCCTTCACTAAAAATTTTCTCTCTTCTCATTCTCATCCATTAGTCAATAAGATAGCAAAAGCTAGAGAAATAAACAAGGCACACACAACTTTTATTGATGCTATTATTAGATTTGAACATAAAGGCAGAATTCATGCTGATATTAATCAAATACGATCCGATAATGGCAAAGATGGCATTGGCACAGTGACTGGAAGATTTAGTTACCGTCATCCCAATTTACAACAAATTCCTGCTCGCAATAAAGACTTAGGTCCCCTGATTCGTTCCCTTTTTATACCAGAATCAGGATGCGAGTGGGGATGCTTTGACTACAATCAACAGGAACCTCGATTAGTAGTTCACTATGCAAATTGTAGCAGACATGGCCGATATTCCTCGACTACAAGCTAAAACTATTAATCTTGGATTATTTTATGGAATGGGTAAGGCTAAACTTCAAGCAGAACTAGGAGTAAGTGAAGAAAAAGCAAAAGATCTTTTTCAACTTTATCATTCTAAAGTTCCTTTTGTTAAACAATTAATGAATGCGGTCTCTAATCGAGCCCAGCAACGTGGACAAATTAGAACTTTATTAGGAAGACTATGCAGATTTCATTTATGGGAACCTAATTATTTTGGAATTCATAAACCTCTATCTTTTGATGACGCTGTTCAAGAACACGGGCCTGGAGG